GCGTAAGGCCAAAAAAAGAGGGGCCCATCCCGCCCCCCCCTCGTCCTCTTGGGTATTTTTACCCAACCTCTTGCGGTTCACGCTCCCATGTGCTTGAGAGCTGACCGTTTGTGAGCGCTTCCCGAGCCTCTTGCAACATCTCAAGCGCAACGCCAAGGGCCATCATGCTGCGGCGATCACCCGCCCGCTGGGTTCGCAGCTTCAGTTGCTCAACCTTGCGGCTGGCCTCCACCACTGACCCCACCGCTTCCTGCACTTCACGGGTCATCGGGTCATAGTGCTCAACGACTGGCGTTATCGCCTGCGTCACCGGCCGCACCGATGCCACCCGCTCTTCCGGTTGAGCGCTTGGCACCACCCGCACCACCTTGATCAGCGTGCTGGCCTGATGTTCCCGCCATTGCTCGGCCGCCACCGGATCGCGCCATTCAAACGCCGGGTGCAGTGGCGCATCTTCGGGGCGGGCTTCATCGACTACCGCTGCAGGCTTGATCGTGCCATCACGGCGGCGAATGCGGTCTAGTTCGCTGCCAGCCGTCTGGGCATCAATGCCTAGCACCTCATCGCCATCTTCGATCCTGAAAGTGAATTCGGGTTCGGCTTTGGTGAAATTCATCTGATCAGTGGGTAAAGGGAATGAGGGGGCCCATTCAAGCCCCCATTCTGCTGCCATTTGGCATCTGCAACAACGCCGGCAATGCCTTGCGGTGCCTTGCGCCGTCAATCCAGGCCACGCCTGCCCTTCCTTTCCTTGCCATGCCTTACAAACCAGTCCTAGCCACGCCTGCGATGCCGCACCTCTCCAGTCCACGCCGTGCCTTGTCATGCCTGCCGTGCCAATCCCGGCCTACCGTGCCTTGCCTGCCGTGCGCTACCAATCGCTGCCTTGCCTAACCATGCCTGCCGTGCCATGCCGTTCCTCGAACGCACCTGGCCTCGCCACGCCGTGCCTGCAGTGCCGAGCAGAACCATGCCGGTCCACGCCACGCTTGCCAATCCGATCCTGGCCCATCCATAGCTGCCTCACCTGCCGCGACTGACCTGGCAACGCCATACCTCGCCTGCCTCGCCTGTTCGTGGCTCTCCGGGCCTTGCCTTGCCTGCATCGCCGTACCTTGCACTATCCCGACCACACCTAGCCAGCCATGCCTGCACAGGCCGTGACTTGCGAAGCCATGCCTGCCCTTCCGGGCCAACCTGACCGTTCCACGCCTGCCAGTCCTTGCCGCATCGTGCCGAGCCTTGCAAAGCCATGCCTGCAAAACCTTGGAACGCCGCGCCTTGCCTAACCAGCCATGCCAAGCCCTGGCAGTCGTAAAGCAATCGCCAGGGCCATGATCAATCAGACGATCTCGAACAGGCCGAAGCCCAGTCCCGCGCTGTTTTTGCTGTCCGGTCGCCCCTCGCCGATACCAACCTGAAGACCCACTCGGCTGATCAGGTTGACCAGGTCGGCCGAAGTAAACATTCCGGCGTCGTACCGGATTCTTAAGTTTGCCGCCCACTCCCGATACATCGGACGGCAGCGTAGATCAATTACGCCCGTGGCATTACGAGTAGGGGCCGTCCATTCCTCTGCTTCCCCCTCCGTCAGCCGGACCAGAGGGGCGCCGTCAACCCGGTCAAAGCCATCGGCGTACACGCTGAATGCCAATTTGGCGTGGGTCATTTTGACCCCGACGGTACGACAGGCGGAAATGGCGCCGTTCCTGAATGCAGCGGCATGGATACCCTCCCATCCTTCACCCGCGACGTGCTTGGCGCTCTCGAAAAGAGCGGTAAAATCCTTCGCCTCGCGCACCTTCTTGCCCCTGGCGGTGCTGCCCGCTTCCTGCGTGGCTTTCATCTGCTCCATAGCTTTTGCACTGAATCTGTTGATCACCAATGGACTGGTGCCCTTGATTTTGATCTCAATGAGCCTGAAATCGGGTGCCTTGATGGTGATTGCCTCTTCCGGTGCCTGGGTTTTGGCCTTGGTGGTGATTGCCATGGTGGCGTTCTCGATGATGGAGTTTGGGGATTGGTGCCGTGCCTGCCGCTGGCCATAAGCCGCTGCGGCTTCCACATGGTATCGTACGTAAGGCAATACGAAGCCACCACCGATGACCACCACCAGTGCCACGCCTGCTACCGCCACCGACAAGCCCAGCAACCTGTACGCCCTGACCTGCGACGCCTACCGCCTGGAAGTCGCCATCACCGAAGCCGCCGAAGGGCTGGTCAGCGATGATCCTCAGGTGGTCGCCGCCGCCGAAGCCGAACTGGAGGCGCTGATAGCCGCTGGCGAAGGCGCCAAAGATGCCTTGCTGGCTAAAGCCGATTCCTGGTGCTGGGTGATCAATCGCCTAGCCGATCAGGCCGCCACCCGCCGCGCCCATGCTGCCCGCTTGATGGAGCTTGCCAAGTCTGACGACCGCAAGGCTGACGCCATGACCGAGAAGCTGGTTGATCGGCTGCTGTTCTTGGAGCCTGCCGCAACCAAGTTCGATCTGCCCACGCACCAACTAAAGAGCACCAAGGTCACAAAGGTTGAAATTGACGACGACATGGAGCCCGAGGACATGCCCGTGGAGTACCAAAACAGCAAGACCACCATCTCGGTGGACAAAACAGCACTGAAGACGGCTCTCAAGGCCGGAACTGTGGTGAAGGGAGCAAGCCTTCTGGAGTGCCGCTCCTGGCGCCTGGGTTAAACCTGCTGCACCACCACCATCGCCCGTCATGCTCACCTGCCCCCACTGCGGCGTCGCAATCCGCGATCAACCGCCCACCAGTCCCGACGACCAACGACTAGACGGCGAATCCGCCCGCCAGTTGCAGCGCATTGAGGCCGAATTGGCGCGGGTGAGAGCGGCGATAAACCCGCAGCCCGCCCCGGTGCCAATCGAGGATCTGAAGCTATCAACGCGGGCCTACGGCGCACTGAGACGCAAAGGGATCCACACCCTGGCCACACTGCTCACCTACAGCAACTTTGACCTTCTGGACATTCGCAACTTCGGCCCCAACTCACTAGGCGAAGTGCAGCTGGCCTTGCATCTGCGAGGCTTGAGGTTGCGGAAGGAGCGACTGCTGCCACGGACTGGACGGGCTCGCAGTTGATTACTTAACCAGATAGCCACCACCGATTGCCATGTTCCCTTGCCCCAACCCCAACTGCAAAGGCTTTGAACGGCGTGTATTGGAGTCTCGCTACGAGCCCAGTTGCGCTGCTATCCGCCGCCGCTGCATCTGCAAAACTTGCAGATTTACCTTCACGACGGAGGAGAAAGTTCGGATTGCCAAGAAAAAGCAGTCGCCAATTATGGGCGCATCAGATCAGCCGTTGGTGCCTATCACACTGGAAGCCCGACTGGATGGCATCGAAACTGAGCTGGCAGCAGTCCGGCTGGAAATATCCCAGGCACCACCAGCCACTGTGCCTATCCAGGAGCTGGAGCTTGGCGCGTACGCTTACGGCTCGCTGAAGCGGCAAGGGATCACCACCGTTGACGACCTGGTCAAACTCTCAGGCGCGGACCTGTTGAGCTTGCGCAACTTTGGCCATCAATCGTTGAACGACGTGCGTGTGGCCTTGGCGTTGCGGGGACTGGCCCTGCGCCGGGAGCGGGCTAGCCCATAGTCAAGTACCCGAACCGACCACGGAGCCATAGCGCTTCAAGGGCTTTGCCCCGATTGTGACGGTTCGCTAAGTGCTTTGCCCCTTTGGCTTTACGAAAGCGGGGGATGCGGCTTATGATTTGTGGACCGGGGCGAACCCGGTAGCCACCACCGCCAGCCAGCCCGTGACCACCGCCTTAGCCGACGCCCTGACCACCATCGGTCGCCATCCCCTCTGCACTGATACGCAGATTGAGCAAGGTGACACCGACGACCTGCACTTCTTCATTGAAAACGACAAGGTTGGGGACCCCTCGTGGCTCGCTGACCTTGAGGCTGACCTAGCCAGTTACGACAAGGACGGTCGCCCCTACCGGATCACCGTCTACCTGCCCCAAGAGCAGTACGACAGCGAGCCCGACGATCAGGGCCCCACGGCTGCGGAGCGCAACCCCAGCATGTTGCGCCGGTGATTGATCTTGCTGCGCCTTCTAAACCACACCATTCTTCGTTATTTCAAATGAAAACCACTCCATCGACAGTGGAAGAGCTTCTTGACTACTGGCCTGGCCACATTCCTTTCAAAGGAAGCCTTGTCAATGAAGACGGGTCCTGCATGTGCGCTCAAGGCCAAGTGCTGCATTTTTTGGATAAAAAAAGCGTAGAAGAATTGCGCGATATTAAACAGAGCGACGCCGACAAACGGGTCGCCGAGATTTTTGGTATTAGTAACGCCCATTCAGCCTTGCTGGCAATTGTCAACGACAGACAAGATGGTGCGCCGACTAGCGTCATTCGTAATCCCGAACAGGTGTTAGGCGACCAGTCGCATGTAGTGCTGGCGTTTTGGCGGCATCTTGACCAAATAGACGACAAAAACAGGGCCGCCGCATGGGCCGCCGCATGGGCCGCCGCAGGGGCCGCCGCAGGGGCCGCCGCAAGGGACGCCGCATGGGACGCCGCATGGGCCGCCGCAGGGGCCGCCGCATGGGCCGCCGCAGGGGCCGCCGCATGGGCCGCCGCAAGGGACGCCGCATGGGACGCCGCATGGGCCGCCGCAGGGGCCGCCGCATGGGACGCCGCAGGGGACGCCGCAAGGGCCGCCGCAAGGGCCGCCGCAAGGGCCGCCGCATGGGACGCCGCAAGGGACGCCGCAGGGGACGCCGCAAGGGACGCCGCATGGGCCGCCGCAGGGGCCTCAAACGAAATTCAAGGCGCCGCCGTTATGCGTGCCAAGGGCCAGGCGTTTTACTTCCTGCCGCTTTTTGGGTTTGCGGACCCAGAAGCCGTGATGGCAGTTGTCTAATCACTGCCATTCCCAGCTCACACCGCCACCTCCCCCAATGCCAACTCACACCCCCCGCCAGCAGCCGGTAGCCGCCGTTATGGCCTTCCTGCTGGAAAAGGCGGAAGCGACAGCCCGCGCCATTGAAATCAACGCCTTCGAAGACGGCGAGCCACTAAGCGACGAAGCGTCCCGCGCCTGGATCAACCGTCTGCACATGATCGCTGGCGTGCTGACCCGCGCCTCCAAAACGCAGCGGCGCCAACCCCTCTGCACTGACACGCAGATCGAGCAAGGTGACACCGACGACCTGCACTTTTTCATTGAAAACGACAAAGTCGGCGACCCCTCGTGGCCCGCTGGCCTTGAGGCTGACCTAGCCAGCTACGACAAGGACGGTCGCCCCTACCGGATCACCGTCTACCTGCCCCAAGAGCAGTACGACAGCGAGCCCGACGACCAGGGCCCCACGGCTGCGGAGCGCAATCCCAGCATGTTGCGCGTTTGATTGCTGCGCTTTCCAATCCACCTTGCCTTTTTGCAAAATGACAACTATTACACCCAAAACTGTTAACGAGCTTCTTGATTATTGGCCTGGAAACATACCTTTCAAGGGCAGCCTTGTCTCTGAAAATGGGTGCATGTGCGCACAGGGTCAGGCGCTGCATTTCTTGGATGGCGTAACTTCAGCAGCTTTGCGCGATTACACGCAGGCAGCTGCCGACAAGCGAGTGGCTGAGCTTTTTGGTATCAGTCGCGCTCATTCTGTTTTGCTGCGCATCGTGAACGACCGCCAAGATGGTGCGCCGACTAGCGTTATTCGCAAACCCCAACAAGTATTGGGTGACCAAGCGCAGTGCGTACTTGCGTTTTGGCGGCACCTTGACCGCATGACAGCAGCGGCCAGGGCAGCGGCCGGGGAAGCGGCCAGGGAAGCGGCCAGGGCAGCGGCCTGGGAAGCGGCCGGGGCAGCGGCCTGGGAAGCGGCCGGGGCAGCGGCCTGGGAAGCGGCCTGGGAAGCGGCCGGGGAAGCGGCCGGGGAAGCGGCCTGGGAAGCGGCCGGGGAAGCGGCCGGGGAAGCGGCCTGGGAAGCGGCCAGGGCAGCGGCCAGGGAAGCGGCCAGGGCAGCGGCCAGGGCAGCGGCCAGGGCAGCGGCCTGGGAAGCGGCCTGGGCAGTGGCCTGGGCAACCAATGAAATCCAAGGTGCCGCCGTCATGCGTGCCAAGGGTCTGCCGTTCTTTTTTCTACCGCTTTTTGGGTTTGCGGACCCAGAAGCCGTGATGGCAGCAGACAACAATTTGAGTCGCACCGCCTAACTGTGCTTTCCGATGCACGCTTCCACATCCCCCAATGCCACCCACACCCCACACCCAACGCCAAGCCCCGGTAGTGGCCGTAATGGCCTTCCTGCTGGACCAGGCGGAAGCGACAGCCCGCGCCATTGAAATCAACGCCTTCGAAGACGGCGAGCCACTAAGCGACGAAGCGTCCCGCGCCTGGATCAACCGTCTGGACATGATCGCTGGCGTGCTGACCCGCGCTTCGAAAACGCAGCGGCGCCAACCCTGCTACCTCCCCGCTTACCCGTCGTTCACCCGCAAAGAGCTGGAATGACCCATGGTCTACCTCATCACTTACCACTCCTGCCGCCATGACCATCTCACCACCAACCAGCCGCCCAGCCAAATGGAATGGATCACCCCAAAAGGGTGGTCAGCCGAACAATCAAAGACCACCTTCGAGCTGCGGCACCCTGGAGCTACCGTCCTTCGGTGCGACCCGATCCCGTAGGTTACCGATGCCCTGCCGGCAGCTTGACAACAACAGGATTGACTCTGCCGTGGTTGCTTTCCTCCTGCTACTGGGCAACCACTTGTTGCTGTGGCTTCTCGTCGCAGGGGGTGCGCTGCTGTTCTCGCAAGTGCTGCTGATGCGCGATGCCGTGCAGATCCTGCAGTATCAACGGTTAGCGGCCCCTGTCGCCCCGGTGCTGCTCAATGACTGAAGCCAGCAACATGGAGCCGTGCTGCGGAAACTGCCGCTACAGCGTGGTAAATCAAGTCGAACATCGGCTCACCTGCAACCGCTACGCACCTAAGGCTGAATCTTGCTACGGCACGGGCCCAAGAGATACCGTCGGCGACTATTGGGCTTACTGGCCTTCTGTCTCTAGCGCCGATTGGTGCGGGGAATGGGCATCGCCTACTGAAGTTGACTTGGCGCCGCCAACCCTGCAAGAAATACAGGCTCTTGCCGACCTTATGGCCATGACCGGCCCCCCGCCCCACGGCGATACCCCGCCGCTTCCCGCCAGCGACCAGCAGGAAGCCCCCCCAACCACCTACGACCAATTCGACCAATTCGAGGACCCTCTTGCATGACCGACCACACCATCTACCAGCTCGGCTGGTACCTCAAGCGCACGCCAGGTCCCGGCCGCCGCGCTCTCGTTGGCTCCGAAGTGTTTGACAGTATCACCGATGCTTTTGTCAAGGCCGAGACCCTGTTGGGCGAGGGGTTCGAGGTGCGGATCCTGCCAATCCAGGGGAAGACATGAAACATTCTTTGAAGAACGATCCAGTTGATGATTATGCGAGTTTCTTGGACAAAAAAACTCACAGCGGCGCTAGTCATGGTTTTGAGCCATTGTGGATACCTTCTGAGCTTTTTGATTTTCAGCAAAGTCTCGTAACTTGGGCAATCCTTAAGGGCAGGGCGGCTATCTTTGCTGACTGCGGACTGGGAAAAACTGCCATGCAACTTACCTGGGCTGAAAATGTGGTCCGTTACACCGAACTGCCGGTGCTAATCCTGACCCCTCTGGCCGTAGCGGCTCAAACCATCCGCGAGGGTGAAAAGTTCGGCATCGAATGCGCCCGGTCTTCTGATGGCGCAATTAACAGCCGGATTGTTGTCACCAACTACGAACGACTGGAACACTTTAACCCTGCCGACTTTGCCGGAGTGGTTTGCGATGAGTCCAGCATCCTCAAGAGTTTTGATGGTGCTCGCCGTGGGCAGATCACCGAGTTCATGCGCAAGGTTCCCTATCGGCTGTTGGCCACCGCCACTGCCGCGCCAAATGACTTCATTGAGCTGGGTACCAGCAGTGAAGCCCTTGGCTACATGGGATACATGGACATGCTCGCTCGGTTCTTCAAGAACGACCAGAACAACTGCACTAGCCGGCGTCTGTACGGAGAGGCCCCTAAGTGGCGATTTAAGGGCCATGCCGAGCAACCCTTTTGGAGATGGGTCACCAGTTGGGCAAGGGCCTGCCGTCAACCTTCAGATCTTGGCTTTGATGATGGTCGGTTCATTTTGCCGCCGCTGAACGAGGTTGACCACCTGATCGAGACCATCACCGTCCCTGAAGGGATGTTGTTCGCCATGCCTGCCACCGACCTTCGGGAGCAGCGAGCCGAGAAAAAGCGCACCGTTCGGGAACGATGCGAGCAAGTGGCTGCCATGGTTAGCAATACCGGTCAGCCGGCGCTGGTGTGGTGCCACCTCAACGAAGAGGGTAACCTGCTGCAGCAGTTGATTCCCGATGCTGTTCAGGTAT